CACAAGCTCTACCCGCCTCTGCAAAATGCAAATTGTGTTGATAACTGTAGTCAACACCAAAAAAATCTATGCGAGCTACTTTATGCCAGTACGCAAAAGCAATCGTCATGGGTATTGTGTTATTTAAATAAGCGCATTGCGTGTCTTGTATTATTTCTTTTATAGGATACAAAACTGCACTGGGTACACGCTCATCCAGTTCACATGTGTAGCAAGGTATGTCGCATACAGGTAAAAACCGCTTCATAACATCGGTTTGCGCACCCGCATCATCGGTATCAAAAAAACGACTAGCAGGATCTAGCATAAACATTCTGTCTGATTTATAAACGGCTGCTGCTGAGTTTACAGTCCACACTTCATCCCATTGCATACTGTTTTCTGCGCCGATTGCATAATCTACTTGAGAGTTGCCCAACGCAACAATCGCTATGTGAGCGCCTTCTAGCGACTCAATTTTTTGCATTTAACTGACTCCGGTTCTCAGCAAATCGTATCTGTATTCATCTCTAGTTTCACGTCCCTCTGATAGATTCTTCATTCTAACAATGGCTTCTTTAAATCTTTGTTCTAGCACTCCGATGACATCTGGAGATTCTTTTAAGAAAACTGCCGCCTCAGCAAGAGAGCCATATAAAAGAGCATCGGGAAAATCTGTGGATAAAAATGTAGTTCCACTTTCTGCACCCGATGTTAAGGACGCTGGTTTATGTAAATAATGTAGTTCAATGTCGTAATTAGCATCTGGCACAGGTGATAGCTCAAAAGCCGTGTCATCGAACAAAGAGTAATATCTTGGTCTACCAGATGTTGTTGTATTCGGTGCAAATTCTTTAATAAAAGAAGGATGCTTGTAATCTAAATAGTGATAAGTATTGCTTGATATAACAGCCAAGCTAAACGGTGCAAAAAAATCACTAGGCGTTGCTAAAAAACGATTACTTGAAGAAACCGTGCCTGTTACGTTTTTACGTTGTTTTGGAAGCTGAACAAGTTTAAATATTCGAGATTCAGATTCTTGAATAAAAGTAGGTAGATTATTAACAAAAGTGGTTTCCGTACACTCTAAGTAATCCTGTATCGCAGTTTTTAATGTCGCTAACGTAAAACTCATGATGTTGTTATTGTTACCTCGCCTATACTTACAGAAATTTCATAAGTATCTAGTTTAGTGCCAAGTATACCTTTGTCCACATTTGTATACAATACGAAAGAATTATTATCATCTGCTGTATCAGGTCTTGCATTTCTTATAGCCTGTGGATCAGATGGCTTTGGTTTTGGGTCTAATTGAGGATGTTTGGGCGAAAATTGATCTGGTCCAACTATCAAACCATTCCACGTTTTCTTCATCTCTCTGCGCTTATAACGAAATCCTGTTATGTCGCAAATACCATAAGCCTCTTTTCCTGATGCAAAAGCCATTACGGGTGATTATACCTGGTCAAATGAGGTGAAATCCTAAAAGAAGTCCTTGGTTCATCCTGTGATAAAGCTCTTGTAAACTCTTCTTCGTAGATTTGCTTTAATATAGGTGTTTTATCAGGCGCTCTTTTCATGCTTATATAGTAAGCCAAACCTGCTGTAAAACATGGAAAAAAACGAAACGGCATATCAACTGTATCTGTTCCACCGTCCGCATCATCCATTCTAGTCAATACGTTCATGCGCACTGTGTATGTGCTATTTTTATCAGGAACAGGCCAAACAGTTATTGTAGGAGTAGTTTGTTTGTCAACAAAAACTTGATTAGGCTTGCCTGTTGTGCTTTTTGTAGAGAGATTAGCGTATTCTGCGCGACTAATTTTGTTTAGCGGAAAATCGGTCGTTTGATTATTAATTGTTTCCCTAATGTAGATATCTAAAACATCAATCGGTGCTGTGGCGTTAGTAGTGTCTATGTTATAGGTCTTAGTATCTTTAACCAAAGTTATGTCTTTTTCTTTGATTGTCCATTGGTTCAACCCTCTATTAGCCCACTCAGCTAACATTAAGTTGATGCTTCTTTTCGCAGAACGTAAATCATAGCCTGTGCGTAGTTCTAAACCACAACGCTCAAAAGCCTCTTCTACATATTCAGCTACATCTGGTTCAAAATTTTTACTGCCTGAAAGTGCCATTACTTTTTAGCTTTCTTTGGTTTTTGTAATGTTTTTTCTAGCCGTGCAGCTTGACCTGCATGTAAACGAGAAGCCATTTTCAACTCTTTAATCATCTTTTTTGTAGCTGCTTCTGTCATTTTAGCCATGTTCAATCCTCATATAAATTATCAAAAGTTATCGCTGGGTCTAAATAACTTTCATGTCCTTCTGCGCTATGCGCCCATTGCGATGGTTTGAAATCTGGTGCGCCCTCACCTGTAACCCATAGTGCGGGAGATGTTGCTCTTACTCGGTTGTTAGGTAAAGCAACAATATTTCCTTTCCATTCACAATCTTCAGTTATATAGCATACATGACTTTGCTTATGTTGTGCAGGATCATCTGCAATATCTGAATCCGTGTAGTCAACCGTAAATAAATATTTGGCTTGATAAAATTCACCATCTATCTTAGCAATCCAAGGTGATGAACTTACACGATCCATGACAGTTACCGCATGATGCCTTGATTCACAATCCCAAGGCTGGGCTAAATGATCTTCCATTGGTTTTGGAAAATCCTCTAATGGCATGTCAAAAACCAACCCTTGTATTGGCATCCTAGCCCACATGGCTCCACCATGTACATTTTCTTCATCCCAATCCTCGCAATCTGATTCACAGCCCGTAAATACAACTTGAAAGCTTAGTGACCTATCAGGGATAGTATTTACAGCTATAGCTAACGCATGAAGATACTCGTCATGATATTCTTCATGATTGTGAGTAAATTCCCTCCTCACCCAACATTTGAAATGAGGGATATTACTTATTAGGTACATATTTTTTCTCCGGTTTTATTTTTTCCTTGATCTTTTATTCATAGAGCCACCCTTACTTTTGCGCATCATAGCTCCACCTTTACTCTTACGTGTGGCTGAAGCTACTCTTGCTCTACGCATCATAGCTCCACCTTTGCTCTTACGTTGTAGAGAACCGCCTTTACTCTTACGTTTGATTGCTCCACCTTTAGACTTCTTCATGAGAGAACCGCCCTTTGATTTACGCATCATAGAACCGCCTTTAGATTTTTTCATGAGAGAACCACCTTTAGATTTACGCATTAACGATCCACCTTTAGACTTCTTCATCATTGATCCACCCTTAGATTTACGCATCATTGCGCCACCTTTGGATTTCTTATTCATTGAATAACCTTTGGTACTTCTAAACATTTTTTTGCTCCTCAGACTCTACCAAACAAGCCCATGTTTGATTGTCTCATTACTTTACCACCACCACTTTTGAGTATGGTTTTGACGTTTGTTGGTTTACCACCTACACCTTGTTTTTTTGCTCGTTTACGCCTTACGGCTGATTCTATTTGAGATTTTGACATTTGTGCTGCTTTTGCAGCTGGCACACATTTAGGATACTTTCTTTTCATATCTTTTTTTAATTTAGTGCGACCGCATTTAGCAAAACCACCGCCTTTTTTTGGCGCACCAATGTCTACCCAATTTTGTTTAAACCATTTAGTAAGACCACCTTTAGGCTTTGCCATGTTGTCTCCTAATAGCCTCTTTACCTCTTTTGAACACGTTAGCTATACCAGTTTTACCCATAACTTTAGCTCTTTGTTCGCCAACTGTAAGTATTTGTATTTTTCTTGCAAATGGTTTTTTTAATCTTTTTACTTTATTCACGGTTGCATCTGCATCTTTCATAGTTGCAAATTTTATACTAACCGTATCTTTAGGATTTTCATCGGTGTAAAGTCTTCTACCAGAACCTTTTGGCTTTTTACCTGTACCTACCTTTGGGTCTTTTTTCTTTTTCATTTTTTGTATTTAGCACTTTTTCGTTTAGTGCCGTCTGCTCTTTTTATTAAACCTCTTGCTTTTGCAGACGCACGCTCACTGAATCCTAAGCGTTTACCTTCTTTAATTTTCTTTTTTATAGTTGCTAGTTTGGCAGGCATTAGCTTCTTGGCACTCTTGTTTTTTTAAGCTTGTTACTCATTACAGCTCCACAACCCCTTGCTTGAACCTCCACGCTGCCGCCTTTCGCCATAAAACCCATTTTGTTTCTTACTTTTTTTGGTAATTTTGGTAAACCTTTATTTCCTTCAGGTATTGGTTTTAAACTTACCTCACCACCTTCAGCTTTCTTAGCACCTTTATATTTGCCGCCCATGCGCTGGTACTCTTGAACCAAATACCCGCTACTATACGCTGAGGGTGTAACATCGAACTTTCGTTTCATTTTTGCTTTGGCTTTGCGATATATCGCTGGATTTGCAACATTATCCGGTATCTTCGAAGCACTACCGCCTTTTTTCATTTTAATAGAGCTTAAAGTTTTTGCTTGTTGCGCATGTGTCTTGCTTGCTTTTTTCAAGCCCTTAATTACTTTGTTTAATTTTTCTTTAGCCATGTTTACATCATCCCCTGCATTACGGTTTCACCTGAACCAAATCTATTCATCCTTGGCATAATACTTAATATACCAGCTTGTCTTTGTGAAATAGGCATGGTTGGTGTAGACATAGATGGTTGAGCTTTTAATCTAAATTTGGGTACGAAACCGCCCAAATTAGGGGTAAACGGAGAAGCTTGTGTGCTACCTCCGCTTAACCCTTGCGATCTAGCTATGTTCATAGCAATACTACTTATGCCGCTAAATGGATGAGGAACGCTTGGTAAAAGAACTCTCCCTCTTTTAGGTCTAGCTTTTTGCCTATCTAATTGTGCTTGACCTGCTTTGGATAATTTTATATTACCACTGACATCTAAAATAGGTCTGCTTTGTTTATCAAACCTAAATTTAGATAAAAGACCTTGCAATCCTACATCCATGTCAGAGAAGTTTTGTCTAAAAGGACTAAACGGTTTATCACGTAAAGACATAATTTACATTACCTTTAATCGTATCTCTTAATCATCTCCAAAATAATAGTGTAACTGTCTCCACTGGAATGACCCACAGTTGTGAAATCAATGTCTCCAGTTTTGCCAGAACCAGCATTATTTGGGATAGCAGTAAAGTTATCATAGTATTCATCGCCAGTTGCATCGGCG